TTAATGAACATTCGTCGCCGAAAACGAGTCTGTATCATTAGCGTGATGCAGTCTCTGCAAAGGATCTTGTTGATAAAATTGACAGAAACGTTGCCACAATGAAGGGAAACGAGGAGCAAAAAGTTCTGGGGCGCTAAAGAAATATTCAGAAAGTACGGCAAAACATTCAGCAGGATCACTGGCAGCATAAGCATCAATGCTCGCCGCATTCTCACCAACTAATTCGATTTCTTCCTGAATGTTGTTCATTGCAGCATGAAGATCGTGTTCCCAGCCAGCAACCTCACGCAACGAAATAAAGGGAACTCCGCTGGCGCGATCGCCGTTACGGGTGTCCAGCTTATGAGCGACTTCATGAATAATCAGGTTAAAACCAGAAGCATCAAAAGAATCTTGTATATCCAACCAGTTCAAAACGATAGGCCCTTGCTGCCAGCTCTGACCTGACTGAACAATACGTTGGTTATGCACCAGACCGATATCGTCTTCCCATTCATCATCGACCACAAATGGCGCAGGATAAATTAAGACTTCATGAAAACCATCCAGCCATTCCAGTCCTAACTCCAGAACGGGCAGGCAAAATAGAAGTGCTATCCGGCAGCTTCTTAATGAATTCAGCTCAAAGCCCTGTAAAGGAACAAGCCGTTTTTGCTGTAAAAAACGTTCGGCAAGAGCGACCAATTTGCTTTGTTCCTGTTCTGTCAGACACGTTAAAAGGGGGATCGATAGTGCTTCCTGCCAGGGAAGGGCAGTTTGATGTGCTGATTCTTGTACTTTCCAGGGCCACTTAATCATCGTTTTGCTCGCAAACTCGTCACTTGAACAAAATTGCACGGACAGGGACTGTTAAAATGCCAAATTTCCTGGCATCATGGCAACCATCTGAACGGAGAGATGCCGGAGCGGCTGAACGGACCGGTCTCGAAAACCGGAGTGGGGGCAACTCCACCGGGGGTTCAAATCCCCCTCTCTCCGCCAAAATTCAATCACTTACACATCATTAAGTCAGTGACAAAAATCACACTTGGAATTACTTGGAATATTTTCTTGGAATATTTTCAGGTAACGGGACATCAAGTGTCGGTGAAACTTTAACCTTCCTGTCATAGATTAGCACTTGCCCCTCGGTTTTGTGACCAGAGAAAAGTTGCTTATCCCGGCTGCTTCCTTCATAGTCTGAAATTCCTTTCGCCTTCAGATCATGAAAGGTGAAGTCGGTTAAAATACCTGAAATTTTGCCTGCGCGATTTCTTGCTTCTACCCACATTTCGTTAAAGCCTTTGTACATATATCGGTTGCCGTATTGATTGCTGATTACATAGGCGGATGTTGGTAACTGTTTTGCTTTTTCGATCGCCGCCTGTAATCGTGGACTCCATGCTTTTATCTGTTTTTTCCCTGTTTTCCCTTGCTGGATAAAGATCCCGTCGTTTCCAATCTGCTCCCATTTCAGCGATAACACATCGGAAACCCTCGCTGCACACAGATAGGCAATTTCCATTGCGATAAAAACAGGAAGAGGTGCAACGCTTAATACTGCCTGGTATTCTTTGTCGGTTACATATCGTTCGCGGTTTTTGGCCTTGAATTTACTTACACCTGCACATGGGTTAGCCTTCACGTACCCTCGCTCATATCCCCAACTGTAAACGCGGGACATACTGCTTTTTTCATGGTTGGCTTGCGTTTTACTCTGCCCCCCTCTCTGGTCCATGTATCGACGGATGTGTTCTGGTTTTATGGAATCTGCCGGCACCTTACCGAATACGGCAAGCAACTTTTTTTGATGTTGCAGATAATCTTTTTGTGTTCTTGGACTGAGGTCACTGTAATAGGCGCTGGCGAGGAATTTTTCCCACAAGCGACCGAATGTCATTGCGCGATCGCGATTATTTACAGTTTCCTCATACCTTTTCCATAAAGCAGCTAAACCATCCTTGATGGCGGTTAGTGTGACAGATTCTCTGGATGTTGGTTTCCATACATAACTATATTTATTTGGATATACATTTGGAGGTAGTTTTTCGTGTTCAGGATTTTTCCTTCGTCTTCCCATCAGATTGCACCAAAATTCGGCTCTACCTCGCGTGGTGGTAAAGTTTTATTGCAGGTAAATAGATCCCGGCTGACAATCGGTTTGCCACTACGATTGGTATAGAACGGAAGCCCGTTTTCCGTTAACCATTTTCGCTGGTGGCTTGCATATTTGCAGCCCGTTAATATTAGCAATTCATCTTCGGTTAAAAATAAGCTACTCATAGCTATATCTCATAACCGCCGCTAACTATATACGGTTAGCGGCAATTAGGGTTGAACATTAAAAATCAGCCTGACTCGGGATCAGTTTTTGCCAGATAGCTGAAACGTATTTTGCCTGGTAACGGGCGTCATCAAGTGCATTATGGCGCTCACCTTCGAATGGAATAGCCGTTCTGGCATCGAAGTCTATGGCCTTCCCCAGCTCAACGATTGTGCGTACATCGCGATCGTTGTAGTAACGCCACGGGCAGGGGATCCCCTGCCGTTCGTATGAACGGCGCAAAATCGTGTTGTCGAAGTTGGCTCCATTTCCCCAGACCTGAACAAAAAATTCACCGGAGTTTTCGTCGATAAATTCCCGCAATTGTAACAGTGCATCATCTAACGGGATTTCATCGGTCATAATGGCAGATTGCGCTTCGCGTGATTGCTTAAGCCACCATTTAATGGTGTCCCGATCAATGACCCCGCCAGCAGTTTCCAGATCGATAGTCTTACTAAATTCCGGTCCCATATCTCCGGTTTGCGGATCGAAAAATATTGCACCTATTGAGATGATCGGGGCATCAGGATTTTTTCCCATGGTTTCAAGGTCGATCATTAGATGGTCACACGTCCTGCTGGTGGATGTGATTTCTTGATGACCGTTCACCTTAATTGAGTGATCTGCCGTCTCGCCAGTTTCATTATCGCTATCGTGATGCTGATTGCCGCCAGTGTTCTCCTTGTGTGGATGTTCAGCGCCTTCCATTTCCTCCGGATCATCTTCCTGAACTTCAACCTGATACTCTTCATCGAATGTTTCCTGGTATGTTGCGTCGCCCATCACCGCGCCACAATCAGGGTAGTTGCCGCCGCCGGTCTGACCGCAGGCGGTGCAGACTTTTTCCACTTCCTGTTGCGCCACTGGTTCAGGATGTTTCGTTTCTGGCTCGTTTTGTAACGCATTTGGGTTGTTTTGTTCCGCTTTCTGGCCGTTCTGTTCCGTTTCTTGCTGGTTCTGATTCACTGAATCGCGGGTTTCAATCCCCTTCACCCATTTCGGATCATTCGGGGCGCTAATCCCTGCAACAAATTCACCACGTGATACAGCAAGCAACTTATTGGCGTCAGGCTGGCTGATATTGGCTGCCTGCATAATTTTGTTTACTTCGTCAGCGGTAACTTTTACCGGCCCTGGTTGTGCGGTCGTGTCAGATGCACCAGTATTTTGTTGTGAACCTGAGTATGTACCGTTTTTGCGGGCGAAATATTCTTCTTTCGTGATTTCAGTAGCCCCGGCAGCCAGTGCCTTATCCAGACCAGAAAGTTTGTTTGCGCGACCGTATTTTTCGCCATCCTTGTCGGTGAAGAGGAAGTAGAACGGCCCCTCACGCTCTACAGATGGTTCGACTTCCACTTTGCATTCGGTTTTTTCGTTGTCCGGCATTGCCGTTTCCACTGCATCAGTTTCTGGTACTGGCGACGAGAGAGTATCAGTTGCGCTCTGATTTCTTCCTTCATCTTCAAACACGCCCTTTGTAGTCAGGTATTCAGTAATGTATTTGTTCAGTGCCACAGGGTCTTTGTGAATGTCGATCGGACGTTCACGGACAAGGCCAAAAATAGTCTGGCGGTCGTAGCGAAGGGCATCAGGCTGTTTGCGCATTGATGCCGAGATACGCTTCCAGTCTTCGCGGTCGTTGTCGATAACTTCATTTTTTGCCCAGCGATGGATGCTGCCGTCAATGTTTCCGGCATCCACATCACCAGGCCAGAGAGCGTAGGCCAGTTCGTCATCCAGTGTTTTCCATGTCTGCTTGTATTCGCGATGAGTGGCAGCAATGACCGGGCTGATTTTTCCTGTTGAATTTTCAGTGTTCTGTTGATTGGCTCTGGCGCGGGCGAGATCAACAACAGACGTGTATTTTCCGGTTTCCTTGCGTTCACCTTCGCGACGTTTTTTCCAGATGCGCATCTCTGCCTGAATTTCGGGCCATTTGGCACCAGGCTTACATTTATGCTTAACCCACCCAATGGCGTGCAACTTAAGCTCCGGATACATGGCGTTAACTTCTGGCATTTTCATCAACGCTTCAACGATATGTCCGTTGAATGTTGCCATGTCTTCCTGCAACAATTCCTGTGCGCTAATAACCATATCAACGGTGATGTTTTCACATGTGTCGAACTTAACCATGACAGCGTTCTGTACTTCAGGGGCCAACTTGTCAAAAGTGACGTTCATCGGATCGGATTCAGTCTCAACCGGGACAAAAGAAGCAGACTCCTCATCCCAGCGGTTTTCCTGCATATATTCAGCATCCCATGAATCGAGGGCAGGGCGGGGTATACCAGGTTTATCCTCGCAGACAATAAATTTATAAGCGCAGTCCTGAGCAGCCGGATAATGTTCCAGGAATTGCCAGTGAAATTTTGCTCGAGCACGGCGTTCGTCGCCAGCTTCAATGGCTGTGGCTACAGCCACAGCGCCTTCTTCCCTTGTTGCCAGTTCGTCAGGAATAGCGGCGCAAATAAAGACTTTACTCATTTTGTTTTAACCTCATGACAGATTTAAGGATGAACAAATCCCTGCCATTGCTGGCATATAAGAATGAAACCGGATATTTATTACGGAACTGTTTTAAAGACCTGCCGGGATTTCGATATTATCCTGGTGAATAACTTTATCGACCGGGTAACAGTTACCGGGAATTTTCTGTTCGGTTGCTGCAGTCATACACTCCTGCATTGTCCTGTGAACACTGACTGCAATATCAACTGGCACTCCGGAAACAAGAAAAACTGTCAGAACAAGCGCAAATGCTGAATTCATTGTGCACATCCTTTTGGCATCAGACGTAAACGAGCCAGCATTGAAACAATGCATATTTTATTTAATAGCTCCCGTTCTTGTTTTCTCTTGTTAATGGCATCTTCAGTAAACTCCCGGTTACTGAGCAGAACACCAATATCAAAACAACCTTCAGACGTATTAACGTTTGGTAATAACGTTTTCATTATCGCGCCCTCAACAATGAGTTTTGTGATGCGGTGCCTGGTGCCTCCAGGTGACGTTAACCAGTTAACAATTAACGCCGGATACAGAGAATCCACCCATAACACTGTTTTTGGTTTTAACTGTTCCGCGTGCGCTTAGCCGCATTCACCGCATCACAAAATTCACTTTAAAAAGGGCGGCAGAGCAGTCACGGAGTAAAACTGATACCGCCAAATGTCACCAGAAAATTGATAACAGAGGGCGTTGCAGCGGGGTTGTCACTTAAGCGTATGGTCAACCTGACAACCCGGTGTCCTCAACGGGGGAAGGAATAACCCCGCCATACTTACCGCCGCGCCATTTCGCGGATTGCCACAACCGGAAGCGCACGGTCGACGAAAATTTAACGACAGGCTATCTATGAACCAGCTACCTCGCCGTGCGCTTTCGCGTTATGGTCTGACTTTTCAGGGAAATATCCTTTCAGTAAACTGTCAGCGCCGGATGCTCACCCGTGTCCGGCGCACGCACTCCACCTCACCCGTGGAGAACTCCTTAATTACCAACCTTAGCTTCGTTGGTTAGCTATTAACGCGGGTATGTAATCATTCTGGCAATGCTTAATGCCGCTGCTTTTTCCAGCCTGGTGATATCCTGCTCCAGAGCGGACAGATTTTCAGCCTGCTTAGCCCTGGCTTCATTGGCCCATTTCAGATCCTGCGCTGCATTAATTTTCTGGCGCATCCACTCATAAAGTTCATCATCGGTATAGTCTGGCGCGATGATGACGGGTTCTCGTTTCTGCATACTGATTCCTCGCGGTGCTGTTTCGCTTATCAGCCGTTAGATTTTGCCGAACTGGAAAGCGCCTGTTTAAATTCGTTGAAGCTGAGAGTTTCTTCGCCTTCGGCAAGACCATCGAAGTATTCTTCGTAAGCCTTTTCCATGATTGTGTCGAAATCCATATCACTCACCTGAGTTTCTTTCCAGCCAGCGACGGGCACCATTTTCGGTTTTAAACGTTTTGCTTTTGGTATACGTCATCGCGGTGAACGTACCGTCCTGGTTGGGGAACACGCCACATACCAGAGATTCGCTGTTGCCAAGATCGATAGTATCCATGCTGACCTCATTTCCCCTTAACGCCGGGGTAGCGGAACAAAAACCTGCTGCATAGTTATTAAAGTTGAACCCTGCCGTCATGTTCTTACGCCTCGGACTGGCTATTTAACCCCTGACCACTGCCTGGTAACTCGAAGTATTGCCCTGCATTCTGTGGGGCGGGGTGGGTTGGTATGTTGTTAAGGTAACAAGAGTTACCTTTCGAGTCAATACAATGTTGCAAAAGGTACATTTGAGGGCATAAAAAACCCGCAATGAATGCGGGTTCTGACTCAGTCTAAGTATTGATGTATTTGTGAAACTTTACCTTTAATGGTGTAACCACCATTCAGTTCGATGGGTTTGTAAAGCGGATTCAGTGACAACAGATAGATGTTTGGTCCGTCAATCGCAACTTTTTTTAGTGTTACGTTTGGCGTTCCTTCCAATTGGATTAAGATTATTTTTCCCACCAGTTCTCTAATGTTACTTGAGCATGGTGTGATCAGCACGGTAGATCCGTCGGGGATGGTTGGGAGGCCGTTAGAGTTTGTCATCGCATCTCCCTCAACATGCAATAAAAAAGAGTTTTCAGCGGTTTTTGTCATGACATCAACCCAATTCTTAATACCAGGAATCTCGGTTACTGGACAACTCATATCCCAATAACCAGCCTGTTCCCACGTTAAAACGGGCAACCGGGCGATGTTGTCACTAATGTAAGGGTACTGATTCAGACGCAGATCATCGGCTTTATCGTGACCGTCCTTTCCATAAAGAATCCATTCAGGAGATTTGGAAAGCAATTTTGACAGTAGATACAAATTCTCACCGTCAGGTTTTGAAGAGCCATTTTCCCATTTTGTTACGGATACACGAGATATGCCGATTGCTTTCGCAACCTGCTGTTGGGTTAATCCAACGTCTTTTCGACGATTCCGAATACGTTCGCTGATAGTGTTTTTCATGTAACCAATGTTACTACCAAGTGATGTTGCTATGGTTGACATTGTTATGTAACTATTGTTACCCTTCTGCTCGAAATAACAGGAGAGTTTTATGTTCAAAGATGATGTTCTGCGCTATTTCAAAAAAAAGCGACTAGTAGCTGAGGCTCTTGGAATTTCACATGTGGCTGTTGTGCGGTGGAAAGCAGTTATTCCCAAACTTCGCGCAATGGAACTGGATGAAATTACTAACAGTGAATTGAAATACAACCCAGAACTTTACAAGAAGCAGGATAGCACCTCAAACGAAGGAAAGAATGATTCATGAAAATCAAGCATGAACACATCCGCATGGCGATGAATGTCTGGGCGCATCCGGACGGCGAAAAAGTACCGGCTGCGAAAATTACC